ATGAGACGAACCGATGCACAACAGGCCATTCTGGGCCACTGGGTCAACTGGCAGGACCAACTGTCCAACGCCGACATGCACCCGCACCCCGGTACCGCCATGCACCTGTTCTATGAATACATGCAGGCGCGACACCCCGAAGTCTTGGACTTCGCTAGTTACTCGCCATACCTCGAAATGAGGTTGTGGATTGCAGAAGACAACGAGCCATAGAGCTACGCAGCACAAAAGAAAGCCTCCCCGATGCCGAAGCACCAGGGAGGCTTTTCCGTCTGTGATTTAGACTAAACACAGATACCGCAATATTCTTTAATTCCACCCAAACCTATACACAAGATAAGCGACAACTAGAGAAGGAATTATTGCCCAAAGAGCCTTGCCAAATAGCTTCCAAAGTTGACCACCATCCGACTTACCAGAAGGGGGTGCACCTGCAGAATCCTCTTTTCCACTTTCAGGCTTTACAGCCTCATTGCTTATTAATGGATTGATCCCTGCGGTCGAGTCGTTCAGCTCCACACGCTTTACTCGCCTGCCCTTCAAAAGTGTTTCAGCACTAGTGTGAGAGTTGTTTACTTTGATGTCGCTGCTATCTTCCAGATCAAGCAATGCCATATCACCCCCTTAAGTACTGAGAAATTGCCATGGATATTGGTTTCAGACCTCCACCCACAAATTCTAGCGGATATCTGTAGAGTGCATCCTTGCGCTCAATGTGCCTCACGTTATCAACAGATACATGATGCAAATTATGTCCACGAAGTACAGTGTCAGCAACAAAATAGCTATCCCTAATATAAATACCACTAGAGTTCTCTGCATCAATTACAGTGGAAAATTCTCCACTGCAATTTGAAATATGCACTTCTGCGCAATTAACCATTTTAATAAGACGCATTATCCAATCTCCTAGGGCAGGGGGGGGGTTACAAGCTACAGCATAATTCATTGCCAAAAAGGAAAAGCCTCCCCCAGTGCCGAAGCACCAGGGGAGGCTTTCATTTTTCCACAGACTTGATCGGCCGCTTGCAGCTGGCCAAGGCCGCACGCAGCTCAACCTCATAGCCCTCGCGGCGCTCCAGCTCGGCGCCGGCGGCCTGGACGTACATGTCCACGTCAGCTCCGCCAGACAGGTGCTCGGTCGGCATATTGGGCCGTTCAGGCTCAGGCTCATCGCAAGGCACAGGCACGGCGACCTTGACCTGCTGAATCTCGACCCTCGCCGGCGGCGCAGCACCGCAACCAGCCAGGAGGACAGCGGCCGCCAGCGCAGCCGAGAGTAGGGGTAGACGGCGCATTACTGACCTCCTCCAGATTTCCGGGACGCCAGCAGTTCAGCCACTCGGGCCTGTGCGCTTGCGCATGCATCGCCAGGCACTGCCGCCGGTGTGCTCAGGATCTTGTCCGCGCGGGCCTTATGCCCAGCAGCTACCGCAGCCGCCTGGGCGCGGGCCTGGTCGCGCTCGCGCTTGAGACCTTCACCGACCAGCTGCAAGGCCTCGACGGCTTTTGTGCACACGTCTGCACTCCCACGCGCCAGCGACTCCTTTTCGCCGGCGTGATCGGCATCGGATCTAGCCAGGGTTGCAGCGTCACGCTGCCCCACGTACATCCAGGCCAGACCCACATTGCCCGCCAAGCTCAACAGCAGCGCCATGACAAGCGCTGCCGCAATCTTTGCTGCGGCCGTCATACTCGCTGAACCCCCACCATGAAGGTTTTTCCATGCTGCGTGATCACACGATTGACGGCTTGTGCCGGAATACGGGTGGACAGATGGACCCAGCGGGAGCCCTTAGAGCTGACCTCGTAGATAAGTTGCCCGATGCCAAGTGCGGCTACATGGGGTGCAAGCGCCTTGGCCACCTCATATGGAGTACCGAATCCAGGCACCACCACATCAGCAGCCATACCTTGCATATGGTCGCTGGTCGTGGTTCCCCCGACCGCCTCATTGACGCGACGATTGCGGAATCCACTGGTAGGCGTCATGGGATGTCCGCCGAGGTGCGCACGCACTCGCTCCAGCATCTGCGCCGTGCGGTGGAGTTGCTGCAGGGCATCAGGCCCCGGCGTGTTGTCCACGCCAAGCTCCCTTGCTTTATTGCTGTCTGTCAGCTCCTTGAGTGTGAAATGTTCTGTCAATTTCATGGATCAACCCTCCTTAAAACGGGTGCGAATGATGAGAACGACAAAACCGCCCGTGGTGCACAGCTCGCGCAGTGCGGACAGGTTTGTCGGGTGAAGGAAAACGTCCAGCCAGGCCAGGAATGCGCCCACGGCCAACAAGCCCCAGGCGAGGGCCTTCAGCCACTCCAGCAAGCGCTCATGGTGCGTAATGCCAGGCAGGCACGGCCGTGTGCGAAACAGCTTGTTGATGGCCTCGGCCAGCACGATGAACGCCAGTGCGGCGAGCAGGATTGAGGTCTGTGTCATGTGTCTGCCTCCTGGTTGCGCTTTCCTGCCGGGTGCTCTGGCCAGTACTTGGCCATGAGCGCGATCAATGCGCGCTGCGCACCGACACCGACCAGGAAAGCCATGGATAGCAACAGCTCAGGGGGCACGGCCGAGATCAGCGCGGCCAACGGCGTGAGATAGCCCGCTGTGATCGAGCTGGCCCAGGCCACCGCCAGGCGCCGCACAGATAGCCGCAGCATGTCCTGCCAGGTATCGCTACCGCCGGGCACCGTGTTGAGCAAGATGATGGCCACCAGCGCGCCAGAGAAGCCCGCCAGTAGCAAATCAGCCTGCAGCCCGAGCGGCATCCCGAATGCCGTGAGTGCAGACGTGGAAACAGCGGCGCCGGCGACAGTCGCTGCCGCTGTCGTTGTTGGTTCTGCCATGTGTTGCCCTCCCTCGGGCATAAAAAAGCCCGCCGAAGCGGGTCAGGTCAAACGATCCAATCAAACTCCACACACCAGTTGTGCAGCGGAAAGTCATCAAACTTCAGAGTCTCGCCTCGGCTGTCGCGCAAGTTGCCGGCCCGGCCGACGTAGGGCCCCTTGCCAACTGCTGCATTGCCGTAAGACACCATGGCACCAACCACAGGGGCGGCAGCACACTGCAATCGCACCTGGCGGCCGTTGATGACCGATACGTTGCTCACGGTCGTGCCTGAGACAGCGAACCCCATATACGTCTGCGCTGGCATTGAGGTTGTGTCGATTACCAGGCCCGACTTATTGAAAGTCAGCGTCACATAGTTGCCAGAAACATTGCAGGCTATGGGCCACAGAGGTTCCCACTTGCCGCCATCCAAACCCACCGTCTTGATTGCTTCCGCAAAATAGGCGCCCAAGATGCGCTCAGACACGCTGTCGATATGGATGCTGTCGTAGTAGCTCAGCATGTAGCCCGGACATGCGAGTGCAATCAAGGAGATAGATCGAGCCGCGTCCAACTGCGCCAGAGAAATCGCACGCTGCTGCGTGCTCATTTGGTACATGACGGTGTGCACAGTCTTTGTCTGTCCCGTCTGCGCCCTGGTATCAGCGTCTAAGTTTTTGACCAAGATCGGCAGAGCCTCACGATATGCCGCCGCATCCGTGTCGTTCTCCCCGATTCCCAGCGGGACCGCCAGGACACCTGCAGTGCCTCCACTCACCCCAGCCAATGCCGCAGCCTGCGCGATCACAGAGTTGTACTGCGCAGTGCCCTTGGCTATGCCAGCGATCTTTGCACCGCCAAAGCCGTTATTCGCTACAACGATGGTGGACTTGACATCCGTATACCGCAAGTTGTTCTGGCTCTCCAGGGCAAGCCGCAGGGCTGCTGCTGCCCCCAGGCCAGGCCACTCTCCACGAGGGGTCCACTCATTGCGCTGGCTGTTTGCTACAGTCGCTGGCAACAGAGAGCTGGGCGCTGCCGGATAAGCTGGGAACGCCAAGCTATCAAACTCCTGAGCGACAGTGATCGGCGTCGTCCCGCTGGTGGGCGTCTGTGAGCCCTCCATCAGACTGTGGCCCAAGACTGGCAGAAGCATGTACTCCCATGGCAGATCCACCACTGACGGCCGATCCAACGCACCAGGGGCCGGAGCAACCGCGCTGCGAACCTTGAAGCCCGCCATGATGTTGACGGTGTAGACCCATGCCACCCCATCAGCAAAGTTCTGGGTAAAGAAAGAAGCTGTCCCCAATGAGGTCTCAGTGCGGTAGCCGACAGCAGAGCCCTTGATAGCGAAGTAGTCGCCTTTCTTCGCCTTCATCGTGAGCGGGATGCTGTTTGTTCCCACGGCAACAGTGACCGCTTCAACGGCACGCTGCTCAAAGCGCGTCTCACTGATCTTGGTCATCAACAACAGCTTCACGACGCCCGCGGCCGTTGCATTGCACTCGAAGGTCAGGTCGCCGTTGTCATCCGCCGGCGTCTTCAGAATGAAAGTTGCCGTCGCGCTCAGGCTTCCCGTTGGCGCTGCAAACGGCGCCAAGTTGTTGATTTGCTGATCACGTGTCTCGGTAAGGGTCTGGCGGATTACATGATCAAGGCTTCCCTCGATCTGCGGCGTAGCTTGGTCAAACCCCGTGAATGCCGAGACCTCGAAGCGGACCATCATCCGGGACGTTGTACTGACCGTCGCCTGTGTGAATGACGGCCCCACCGTGCCGGAGCGGATGCCGTTGCCATCCGAGCGGCCTGCGGAGTAGGTCAGGGAGCCACCGCTACCCCGAACCGCGATGTATTCGCCTGCCGTGATGGGCATGGATACGGGGACGATCTGATACCCGGCGGCCGGGATCGTGAGCGTCTGCTGGCGTTGCAGCGTGAACGTATCCCCGACTTTGCTGTAGACGTACACATCGACTGTGCCCGCAGCGGCACTGTTGATGTACATCTTGGAGATGCGGCCAGCGATCTGGGGCCAATCCAGCAAGATCAATCCCGAGGCATTCGACGTGCCAACAGGGATGGGAAGCGCATCGCTGTACCCCGCGCCATATCGCTCGACGGACAGCGCATCCGAAGTCTTCTGCACTGCAGACGATGCAGGATAGGTCGACAGCAGCGTGCTTGTGGTGCTGTTGACGCGGCGGTACTGGTAGGCCGCGATATCACCGCTGCCCTGAACATTGAAGGTCTCGCCATCTGCCACCGCAGCCCGCCCGATGGCCTCTGTCGCATACAGCGGGCCGGCAGCAGCAATTGAAGCGTCACGAGCCAAGACAGCGACATCAGCCGCTGAATTAGCCACGTCACGCGCTGCAATCGCATCAGGCGTTGCATTCTCAAGCGCGGTCAGGGTCAGGCGCTCCACCCCCAGGCGATCTGGATATGTGCGCTCTGGGCTCAGCATGAACTGGTCCAAGTTGCTGGAGTTGTCAAATAGGTCGCGCGGGTCCTGGCTGCCCGGTGGATTGCCTGTGTGATAGCTAGTCATGTGTCCTCGCACAAAACAAAAAGCCCGCTGGGCGAACCATGCGGGCGGGTGTTGAAGATCTCTGTGGCCAGGTGGCCGGCTACTCAAAGTGGCGGTGGCGCGTTGTTGTCGTCATCGAACAGGCGTGCGTCGTAGTTCACGCACTGCACGCTGGCACCATCGGTGCCGCTGGGGCTGACCTTCTTGACGATGGCCGGAAAGCTCCAGCGGGTGACAGGCCCGAAATACACATGGGGCGGCTCTGGCAGCTTGATCTGCGGCCACTCCCCGACCGGGATCGGGGCCAGCACTTCATAGGCGCTGGCTCCTTGAGCTGCCGGCCATGGCCCAGCCAGCGAGCCGTCAGGCCTGCGAAACGCCACGACATACGGATCTGCACCATCCCAGCGCAGCGGCTCTGTCACCTCCAGCCGGGCCTGGCCGCCGGCATTGCTGATGCCGGTGAGCAGGGCCGATTGGCCGAAGCCGGGGATGTCATCCACCAGGCTGACAAAGTCGCCATAGCTGTTGTTCAGCGCGTCCAGCTCCGTGGTGAAGCTGTACGTCCAGCGCTCATAGCGCAGCTGCCGGGCTCGGCGCATGCCGATGCGCCAGGCGCGCGTGCGGTCTGTAACCCCCAGTACCTTGAGCTTTTCAAGCTTGATGCCCAGCGAGCCAGGCAGCAGACAGTTCACCGTCTTGGTGTTCCAGTTGTCGCCGGCGTCGCTGAACTCCACCTCCACGCCATCGTTGTCGTCAGGCCGAATGCCGCTGAATGACCGAGCAATGCCCTCGGTGGTGTTCTGCGCGCTGTAGGCGTGGCCGTCTTCGACCGTGCGCACACCAGCGCGCACCGGGCGCAGCAGGCCGTCATCAATCGTCAGCTCGGCCATGCCTGCGGCCAACACAGCCTGCAGGGCGGCAAGCACCGTGGTTTCGTCAAACACATGGTCTGCCGTTTCACCGCGAGCCGTCCAGATGCCATGCAGGCGCTGCAGCTCGGCCATGTCGATGCTGTCCAGCCCATAGCCCACCGTGCTGCAGATGTGCCGCAGAGCGGCCGAGATATCCCGCGTAGGCTGTGGCGCGCTCCAGGAGCCATCCCCTTGCAGCACAGGCAGCATGCGCGTGGCCACCAGGTTGAGCTGGTTCTCTGACCTGGCTGCGATCTGCCCCAGGCCCCGCACGCGCACGCTCAGCGTGGTCCAGTCCGGGTAGCTGGTGCGCGTTGGCAGCCGCGTGCGCATGGCGTACCACTGCACCTCATCGTGCACCTGCGTGCTGGTGCTCTTGGCACCCCGGCGCCGCACCCGTACCTGCGGCCGCATGGCATAGGGCAAGGCAATGCGCTCGGTGAAACCGATCTGGTCCATGGTGGCATCGGTGTACCACTTGACCACGCTCTGCCAGGCGCCGCCGGCGGCGTAGTCCCGGTACTGGATCTCCACCCCCACGGATCTGCCCTGCACCTCCCCCTTGTCGGAGACATAGCAGAGGCCCTGGCTGAAAAAGATATCCACCTCCAGCGTGCTGCTGACCTCAGCGGCCGGGCAGCTTACAAAGGGGCCGGCCTGCTCACCGTAGACGGTATCTGCCTGCACGGTAAAGCTTGCCTTAGCCGCCGGCACTGTGCGCGGCGCAAAGCCCGCCCAGCTGCCGCCCTCGCTGGGTGCAAGCGTCAGCACCTGACCGGCCACTGACGCAGCCGTGTAGGTACGCCCAGCCCGGCACACCGCCAACGATATGACCCCAGCGGGCAGGTGACTGATGCGCCTATAAGTAAAGCCCCCGTCGCCATCACTGACCGCTTCAGCCAAGGTAATCGTGTTGCCGTCGACGGACTCCACACGCAGCGAACCAGTAAGCGCACCGGATGCGGTGAGCAGCATCCACAGCGATGGCGCAATCTCGCGCCAGTCGGCGGTAAATGTGTTGTAGTAGTTGCTGCCCTCTCCAGGCTCAAGCTCTAGGGCCACCGTCACGTCCTGCTCAAACATCAGCGACATGGCGGTGCCAGAGCCCCAGGCATTGGGCCAGTCCACATCGGCAGTGATCTGCGCGCCGTTGAGCGCATAGCTGCCTGCCGTGGGATTGACATTACCCGAGTCAATGGCGCTCAGCTCAAGCCCCGCCGTGCCGGCGCTGGTGCCGCCCACCTCCGGGCAGCTGTACCAGTTTTCATGCTGGGTGATGCCGCCGATATCGGCGCCCGGGCCATGCACGGTGAACTCAGCACCCTCCAGCGTGCTCAGCGGCGTGTTGCCAATCTTGACCGTGGCCGGGTCGATCTGGTACTGGCCGGGGCCGACACAGAGCAGCATCTCCAGCCATTGCTCACGCGGCGTACTGAAGTAGCGGCGCGGTGGGGTCAGATAGTCCGGGTAACGGATGAACTGGCCCAGCAGCTCCGGCACCACACCATTGAGCTTTGCCGTGTTGGCCTTGCCCTCGGCCGAGCTCAGCTGCTTGCCCTGCGGCGTGTCATAGCGCTGGTTGCTGGTCGATGGGAGTAACCAGCCGAAGAAGAAGTTGAAGATGCTGCCCACCAGCTTGAAAACGCCGCCGTGAGGGATGGGGCGGATATCAACCTGGTCTTCATTGCTGATCACCGCCTCAGCCCAAGCATCCACCGGCAGCAGCACGCCATTCAGGTGCAGCGTGATGGGCTGGATCTCGCGCGCCGCATAGTCAATACCGACCGCCGCAAACCAGCCCGCAATCGTGCCCGCCCACGGGTGCGACTCCACAGGCTGGCTCGGCATCTGGCCGGGGTAAATCTTGATCGTCATAAAACAAAACCCGCGTGTAGCGGGCCTGAAATCGGTTGAGAGCAGTCAGACATGGCCCATCGGGCTCATCGGTTTCGAGTATTCGCAACTGGCCGTCCACCTCGACCACCAGCCCCACATGCACGCACAGGCTGGCCCTCCAGGCCGTGGCAACCGCGCCCGCCCGAGGGCTGCACTGTGCAAAGCCATGCAGGGCTATGACCTGGTCGACCGCCCGTGTGATGCCGCGCAACTCACCCGGCCGGGCATCCTGCAGGGTCGGCAGCAAGGCCCGGCCGAACAGGGCCGAGCGCGCATCGCGCACCAGGCCCCAGCAGTCGTAGTCCACAGGGCCACGCCCACCGCGCACATAGCGCGTCCGCAGGAATTGCCTCATTGATACTTGACGCCAGGCGCCTTGTCCGCCGTGTAGCGATCACGCTGCAGCGTCAGATTGAGCAGATCGAAGTAGCTGCCCTCGACCTGCAGGACGTTGCTATTCATATCGCCCCCTTGGATCAACATGCGCTTTGGAGCCTTCGCCGGCGCAGACGTGTCGGTCGACAGATACTCGCGGTAGACCACATACGAAGGCTGGCCAGAGTCGAGCGCGTCACTAATCAAGCGATGCGCCCGGCCATCGACCACCCCCAGACCGAAGCGCAAGGACTGGTTCCCGATGGTGCTGCGCTCCGGCAGGGATATCTCCAGGCCGCAAGCCTCGAAGAGTTGCGGCACACCATCCACCCCCAGCGTGAGGTCTTCATAGCTGTGGGCAAGGCGTATGTGCTCGCCACCCGGAAGCTCGATGTCCAGCGTACAGATGCGCACGGTCGCCACATCGTCGCCGGCATAGAGCAGCTTCAAGGCTGTACTGGTTGCCATCGCTATCCCTCCGGCCATTCTTGATTGACAGCGCGGTCAATGATGCTGGAGCCGATCACCAGCTCCGGCAGCAAACCCCAGCCAGGCGGCAGCAGCGGCCGCGCCCACACCTCGATTGGAGCGGAGATCTGCCAGCGGTCGATGCCCACCAGGTCGGGGCCTTCATACATGTCCATGAATCGGCACAGCAGCTTTCCCGAACCCATGGGCGTCCTGAGCGGCATGTTGAACCACTGCACACCATCGACCAGTGTTTCAGCAAACCATGACTCAAAGGCCTGCGCCTGCGCCTGCGTCATCAGCCATGCACACGTGTGCACACTGGGCACGCTGGTGAATTTGCGGCGCTGACGCGACCGGCCCGATGCCATGCTGGTGCGCAACAGCGGGCTGGCGTGCCGGGTTGTGTGCCCCTCCCGCAGCACGCAGGGGAAGCCCTGCGGCCAGTCAATGTTTGAAGTGATTGCCATCTATCGTCCTCGGCGCGTAAGCCCGTAAGTTGTCTCCAGCGCAGTTGCTTCCTCGCCGCCGTTGCGGATATTGCGAACAAACACATTCGTGCTGTAGCTTCCATCAGCGTTTTGCGTCTGCTCGATCTGGCCGGCCTTGCTGGAGTCCTCGATCACATTCACGATGGGTGCCTGGCCGCGCAGCTCGGTTGCATAGTCGCGACGCACTGCCGGAGGCGCTGCAGAGCCAACCACGCCACCAGCCGAATAGCCAGTGTGCAGAGAGCGGCGGAATGCCTCGAAAGCTCCAGGACCACCCAGCGCGCGCATGTCCTCTTGGGACAGCACACCCTCGCCCGCGTGCACGATGCCAGCCGGCTGATACTTGCCACCCGGGCCGGTGTAGCCGCCGTCCCAGAAGCCCGCCGTGACCGATTTGATGTTGGACAGAATCGTGCCCATGTAGCCCGCAGCAGATGCCGCAGCCGCAAGGTTTGCTGGGAACGGGAGCGCCATTGCGTTGCTGATGGCATTGCTGAGCCCTATGCTGGCTTGAGCAATGGCAAACGCTTTAGACACAGCGAACAAGGCCTTGTATGCCCCTGTCGCTTCTCCCTGCGCGCCCTTCATCGACTCCGCCAACGAGGCAAAACCAGTCTCTGCGGTGCTGAGCATGAGCAGGTTGCGAGCTGTGTCAATCTGGTTCATTCGCGCCGCATGCTCACGGGCCAGATCCTCCTCAAGAAGGTACTGCTCAGCGACGTACTCCAGGCGACCGCTATAGGCCTCCTGCAAACGTAGCATCTGCGCCGCATACCGCTCGTTCTCAGACTTCTCCTCGGCAATGTATCGATCAGGCTGAAAGTCAAACATGCCGCCCGCCAAGGGCCGCACGTCGCCACGAATCCATTTGTCAACATCTCCGGACATGCCAAAGACATTCTCACGCGCCTGCTTCATGGCACGCTCATACGTCTGGGCATTGATGACGCCACCCTCCATCAGCTTGTTGATGCGGGCATAGTCATCCTGCAGTTGCTCCAGCGGTGTGCGTACCTGCTCCGTGAGCTGCAGGCCCTCTTGCTGCAGTTGCTTGCGCTCCTTTTCAGCCTCGATGCCGGATTTCGCAAAGTCGGCAATGACAGCCAGGCGCTCCGCCTCATCTGCCTGCGCCTGAGAGCTGAAGCGCACATTTCCTTCACGTACGTCATACAACAGCTTCTCCAACGCCGTCATCTCTTTGACTTGCGAGGCTTGCTCCTGGAGCTTGCGCAGATATCGCTCAGCTGCTTCGGCGTCCTTGTCCGCGCGCCCGTTTCCCGACTTCTTACCGCCAGAACCATCCTTGAGATTGACAGGTCCTTGCGTTCGGGGCTTCAGGTCCGGCGCCACCAGCGGATCAACTGCTGCCACAGTCGCAGCGGTATTAGCCCAACTCTTAAGAGTGTCAGATGCTCCCGCTGCCCGCTTCATTGCCGCATCGACAAGCTTGCGTGTATTGGCGACCGAACGCTGCAGAATTACATTGGATGGATCCCGCTTCAGTGCCTCCTGGTGCCTTTCAAGCTGGTCGCCCAGGCGCTTTACTTCTGCCCCGGCCGCTTCGGCCTCCGACTTCATCTTGCCGAACACGTCGGTGCCTGTCAGAGCACCTATTTTGTCGGCTGTATTAATGAAGGCCACGATGTTTGCCGTGGCTTGGATCACCATATTGGTCAGAGACACAACCCAACCGACGATGGCCTCAAAGGCCGCCTTGGTGGTGTTGGAGCCGAGCGTATTTGTCAGCTCGTTGAGAGATTTCTTCGCCCCATCAAGACTTCCGCCTTCACCAGTCATGAGTCCGTTGAGGGCATTTCTCAAACCATCGACAGCGCCACCGAAGGTATCGCGAGCAGCCTCTGCCGCACCCCCGTAAGTTTCCTCAAGCGCATTCAATACAATCTGCTGGGCTTCAGCGATGCGGCCGGTTTGCTCCAGCTTCTCGGCAGCCTCGATCTGCGACTCGGAGAACTTGAAGCCCTGACGCGCCAGGCTGGCCATGCCCACGCTTGGAATGTCCAAAGCACGGCCAACCGTCTCAGCCGCGGACTTCATGTCAGCACCGGTGCGGACGGAAAAATTCGCCGCCTGCTTGAGCGCCTGAGGCAGTTGATCGCCCACGATGTTGGTGAAGCCAAGCAGCACCGTTTGCGCCTGGTTGAATTCTCCAGCCGACTTGGTGGTGATGCTCTCCATCGCGCCAGCCATCTCATTCAGCCGATCCTGAGAATAACCAGCCTGGTTTCCTGTTGCCTTGAGCGCTGCGGCCAGCAAAGCCTGCTCTTGCTCGGCATTCCTGGATTCCGTCAGTACTTTGCTGAAGACGCTACCGACTGTGATGCCCGCAATGCCCGCAGTGATAGCAGCACCGATACCGGTCCAGGCCTTTTCTACAGCTTCGGAGCGCTCTTTCATCTTGCGCTCCATCTCGCGGGACTTCTGATCTGCCACCCGCTCGGCTTTGGTCATGCCTTCGGTAAATCCGCCGATCTTGGCAATCAGATCGATAGTGAGTGTGCCAAGTTGACGTGCCATTTCTGAATCGCCTCAAAAAAATCCGCTGAATTACGGACACAAAAAAACCGCCTTGCGGCGGTTCTCTATCGAATATGGCTATTTACAGGCAGTCTCGCAATTTTCGAGCGACTGCTCTCATTGCATCAATCGCCTCTTCTGGCTTTGCAGAAGACCATGCTCCCAGCTTGTGGTATCCGGTATTTGCGGCCACACCGGTGTCAAGCTGAACTGTGTTGAGGTTGTCAAACTTAACCTGCAGAGCATTCCCAACCAGATCCGCAGATAGCGTGAACCTGATATTTCTTTGCGTCATGGCGGCCATCCCGCTACCTTGATAGGTCTCGGAGCCTTCGGCAACCACTGAACGCTTATCGTCTGAGACGAACTTGATAACCGATCCACCGGCACCGGTCTGCGCTGTTGGCGTCGCATACATTCGACCGGTGTAAGGACCAATCGTTGTAGCCGTGCCAGTGAGCGTCACCCCATGATTCACAACCACCTGGGAAACACACCTGGAAAGAGACTCAGCCTTTGCATCGCTCTTGAGGCTGAGCTTTTCCTGATAACTTGCGACAAAGGCATTCCCACTGGTATCTCTTTCAATCTGCACCCCCGGTACGGAAGCCAATTGTTGAGAAACCTCATTGGTCGCACATCCCGCTAAAACGACCGCACCAGCCAAGGCAAGAGCCAACTTCATATTCCCTCCTGATATTTGCCAAGGATGGTAGCAAACCTATTAAACGGGAATTGCTGATCATTGCCACTCGCGCATTGCTTCCTCAAGGGTGATGACTGCCGCCTGCGCTCCCTTTCGTTGAGGCAAGAAGTCCTCAAACCGGGGGGCCTGGCTGCTTTTCTTGCGCGCCACCGTCTGGCTGACGGTGTGGGCGACAGTTGCGGCCGCGCGCTCGATATGAGTTTGGAGATGCAGCGAACCGTATTTCTCACGAAACGCCAGCCACGACTGCACCTCATCAAAGCTCAAGCGGTCTTTTGCCTCCGCGATGGTTTTGCCGCCGATGCCGGCGAGGACGAGCTCGTGCCAGAACTCATCGGCGGCTGTGAGTTTTTTGGAGCATTGACCTCATTGATGGCCATCACCATGGCCCAAGCCAGGGCCGGGGTGAGGCTGTACGCCTGGTCATAGGTCAGTTGCTCTTTGCCGCCATCGAGGCGCACGCTGAGGCTGATCATCTTTGCACCCTTGCTGCGGTCAGGAGCAGCATTGCCGATCTCCTGCTCGATCACACCAAAGGGCTGACGGACGATCCAGATGTCGCCCGCCTGCTCAGAGCCATCAGGCGCTTTCCACTTGATGGGCTTTTTCACCGGTGCGGCATCCACAAAGCCGCCGTTCTTTTGCAGGTCAGCGAGCTTCATGGCGTGGGCACCTTCACGACCCACACGGGCTTGGTGGCGCGCTTGATGGTGATGGCCCCCTGAATAGGTTCACCACCGACTTCAAAGCCCGCGAAGTTGAAGCGCTTGATGTGCCCCTGGAATACGTTCCAGGTCCGGGACGTGGGCAGCTCAAACTCCATCGTGCCGCCGGACTTGAGCGTGGCAGGCGCTGTGCCGTCAGACCAGCCCAATGCCCACAGCAGACGCTCACCAGTGTCAGACAGCTGGTGCAGGCGCACGTGGCCAGGATTCTGAGGATTGATGCGGACGGTAACAGCGGACTCACCAGGAGTGTTCAGCCCGGGAATGGTGGTGTGGTTGTCACGCTCTTCGAGGCATGTGTCCTCCAGATCGTCACGCTCGTCTTCGCCAAAATCAACGGAGATCGCGCAATCCACTTTGATGACCTCAAATTCGGTCGGCGCGTCTTTTTTGGGCGCAAGCGCAAATAGCTCGGAGCCCTGCGGGAGGATGCGGTCCATGGCAAGTCCTTTCAAGAAACAGAGAGGGCCGCTCTAGGCGGCCCATATGGGTGATCAGTGCATCAGCGGCTTAACTGCCAGTCGGCGTCAAAGCTGATGCGATAAATCTTGGTGTCGGAATCACGAGGATGCCGACGCCAGGCCGTGATGTAGCAGTCCAGCTCAATCGCATCCCGCAACGCCGTGGCGGCCTCCTCGACCATCCTTTGCGCCTGGGCGCTGTCTGCGGCTTTCGCCCAGACATCAATCTGCGTTGTGGTGCGATCAACCGTGGGCCGTCCGGCCAGGTGGTTGTATGGAGCACCGCTGACCTCGATCCAGGTCACATAGGGATAGACAACAGGCTGATCGCTGTTCTCACCCCAAGGGTAGATGCGGGGCTCTGGCGAGCCCAGCACGGCCAGCACAGAGGGCGAGAGCTTGGCCAGGCGGTAGAGCGGCGGCGCACTCATTTCATACGCCTCACCAGCCTGGTGATGGCCTTGTCCAGCTCGGTGCCAAACAAGGCAATGGCCGCCTCTGCCTGCTGCTCTGCCGCCGGCCGCAAGAACGGCTGCGGCTTCGCTTGCTCCGTGCCCAGCTCCAACAGGTGCCAGTGCGGCGTGTTGCCCTTGGGGCCTTCATCAGGGTTGCCCTTGGGAATGCGCCCCTTTTCCGTCCCCACGCCGACCGAGATCATCACGTCCCCGGTGCGCTTGGAGTAGCGGGAGCGAAAGCGCTGAATGATGTTGTCCGCAATCTTTCGCCCTGTGGCTTTGTCATCCAGCCAGATCGCATTCGTCTGAGCCTGGCCGCGCACAAGAGTGGCGGCCTTGCCCAATGCCGAACGCGCGGGCTTCTTTCGCAGCTCCACAGGCAAGGCCTGCAAGCGCTTGGAGACCTCATCAAATCCGGTCAGCTTGAACTGGATATCAGCCATCGTTGACTCCCTCGCTTACTGGATGTGTCTGGTACTCAAGGCCGCTGACCGGGTCTGGCAGCACGCCCTCGATGTTGTAGATACGATTGACGTGCACGAAACGCATGGCTGCGGTGACACGGGAATCCCGTCGCGTGACGATGCGCGCCGTGACTTTGGACTGACTGGTGGCAGCTGCGATGAACTCCCGGGCAGAGAGCGGCTCTACACTCGCCCAGAGCTTGGTCACCTCCACCCAGCCCAGATCAATCACAGCGCCCGAGTCAGGATCGCGGCCCGTCTGACGAGACTGCAAGCTGACCAGGTGACGCAGTTTTCCGGCGGCGATCACAGCAAGCTCCCGTCCAGCATGCGCGGCTGGGCATCCTCTTGCGCATCATCAGCCATCTGATCCAGCAGGCAGGCTATGCCCTCGGTCAGCTCCTGCATCGCCTGAGTCTGTCGATTCAGGGCCTCGGCCACTGCCAGGTTGCTCTGGATCAGACGGTGCATGTCCGAGGATTTTCTTCGCTCGCTCATAAGCCAGCTCCTTCATTGTTTGCAGCCACAGGCGGCGCTCTTCGCAGGAACTGCAGGCCATGGTCAGGCCCCCATGCGCCGCAGCGGGAGTAAGCACGCCTTGGCGCCAGTCGGCAATTGGGTCGCAATGGTTCCCGTGATGACCTCCTCACGGTTGGCGTACAGATCGCCAAGGAGCAGAAGGATTCCGGCCCGCACCATATCGGTGGCCACCATCGGGCAAGGTCCTGGATCGCCAGCTGCGACCGCTGCATCCATATCAGCCTTGGTTGCATACACAGCTCGGTCCAAGAAGGACACGGCCATCTCAGTTGCAGCATTCAGCTTGAGTTGGATGCCCGCATCCTCGTCATTACCGATCACGCGCAGATGGAGCTTTGCCTGCTCCATGGTGACGAGTTCTGCGGCCATGCTACTTGTTGCCCCTCTTACCGCCTGCAGGCTTCTCGGCCTGGACAGCCGGGGCTGTGGATTCAGGCGCATCAGCTGCAGCGGGCGCTTCGGGCGCTTCGGGCGCTTCGGGCGCTTCGGGCGCTTCGGGCGCTTCGGGCGCTTCGGGCTTCAGCGTACCTGCAGATTGGCCTGTGCCGCCCTCACCTTCAATCTCGATCAAGCCCTTGGCCTGGAGCTGAGCGGCATGCATTTCGCTGACCGAAAACACATCACCAGGCTTTTTGCTGCCGTTGTGCTCAAAGCCCGCCACAGCCTTCACAGTTACTTGTTTCATGAAACTCTCCTGTACTTGTGAGCAGTGCACACGTGTGCACTGCTCTACCGCTTCAATCAGGGGGTGGGAGTGGGACCAACGCCCGTGAAGTTGCCCTTGATGAAAGCCTCGGGGCGGAAGACCGTCAGGCCGACGCGCTCTTCGGCCAGGACGGTGACCATGTTCTTGACGAAGTTGTCGCCGTCCTGGTTGCTCACAGAGACGTTCGCGTCTTCACGGTCCCAGCCCTGAGCGCCCAGTGCAAAAGCCCCGGTCAGGAATTCGTTCTTGGTCATGCTCTGCGAGGAGACCACGGGGCGGCCCCACAGACCAGGCACGGCCAGACCGTGCGGCGTAGCGAACAGGTAGGCGTTGTCCTTGGTCTTGGTCAGCTCGATCTGGGTCCAGTCGATGGGGTTGAGCACGATACCGTCGGCGGTGTACTCGGCCAGCTCCGCCTGCAGCATCGCGATGCGCAGACGGTCCAGCATGGTTTCATCCTGCACGACGACGCCCGGATTCGAGTAAGCCGAAGCCTGGGTCCAGATGCCATTGATGTTCAGGCCGACACCGGAGCCCTTGAGCAGTTGAGCCTCTTCTTTCAGCTTCAGGCCGTAGATCAGGCGCCCATCGATATAGGCCTGGAGCATGGGCACGTCAGACAGGACCTGCTTGGAAGCCTTGATCCAGTGAGCGATGGTCGCCACCTTGGACGAATCCATCTCGAAAACAATATCAGACTGAGGCTTCGGATTGGTCGGGTTCTCGGCAACGACATCGGCGTTGTTCGTGAAGCCTGTTTCACGAACATATTCAACATCGGGAGAGGCTGTAGTACCCCAGTTCAGCAGATCGCGAACAAACAGTCGCTGCTGAGGAGGAGCCACGATGCCAGGCACGCGAGTAGGCTGAATCAGGCTACCCGCAGAGTCTGGAGCACCAGACACCGCGTTATGGATAGAGCCGATCTTGACCGCAACAGCACCGCGAAACTCGGGGTTGAAGCTCATCAACGCTTCGTTGTTGACGACCTTCTCGCCCAGAGTCTGAGGGCGGCCAGCACCGCCGCCACCATTTTCCAGACTGGCAAGCGCTTGCTCAGCGGCCTGCAGTCGGGCTTGCAAAGAGCCCTGCTCCACCAGCATCTTGTCCACGCTGGCCTTGGTTTCGGCCGTCATGGTGCCGTGATTTTTCAGCTCCTTCTGGGTTGTTTCCGCGTAGGCCTTGAGCTGGTCGCCCACGCTTTTCAGGTCCGCCTGGACCTGCTTGTATTCCTGCTCCACGCTGACCGAGCCGGCAAAGCCGAGCATCGACAGGCCTGCGAAGACATCGGGGTGAGCAGCGATGAAGCCGGGAACATCCACGCCAGCAGCCTGAGCGGCCACAGATGCGACGGTGAGTGCGGCGAGGACCGCGACGGAGATAAAACGAGACTTTTTCACGGTAGTACCTTTCAGAGTGAAGCGAAGCAATTGGCAAGAGAACCCGACAGTGCGGACGCTCCACCGGTGGCAAAAGCAGCTGTTGGGGAGCCGCGCTCGGTGGGATCTCCCTCACCGCTGCCGGCGGGGTCACCCACGCCGGACTTGAACTCGCTGATGAGGCGCATGGCCTCAGACTTGGGCAGGCCGCTGGCGCGCAGAGCTGCCTCCAGCCGGCGGGCGGCATTGGCTTGAGCCTTGGCACCGCCCTGGCTGACCTGGTCGGATGGCAGCAGCTCATCGGCAAAGCCCTGGTCTATGGCGCTGCTGCCACCGATCCAGGACTCCGCGTCCATGAGCTTGCCCATGGCTTTCACATCAGCGCCGGTGCGTGCCGCATAGATATCGGCCAGGGCCGAATCGAATGGCTCCAGCCAGTCGGCCAGTTCTCGGTAATCGTTGCGATTGCCTGCCGCCACGGTCCAGACGTTGTGCACCATGAAGAAGCCGGCCCGTGCAATCTGCACGGTGTCGCCGGCCATGGCGATGATGCTGGCGGCCGACGCGGCCAGGCCCAGCACCTTGACCGTCACTTCGCCCTGGTGCTCGCGCAGCAGGTTGTAGATGGCCAAGCCCTCGAAGACATCGCCGCCGGGGCTGTTGACGTTCACGGTGACAGGGCCAGCACCAAGGGAGCGGAGCGCCCCGGCGATTCGCCGTGCTGTCACGCCATCGCCCGTCCAGTAGTCATATCCGATGACGTCATAGATGCTGATGCTGCGATCCTCACCTTCATCAACCGCAGCCTGCACGCCAGGATTCCAGCGGTCGAATGCACGGGGAAGGATTTCGCTGCGCACGCCGGCGCTCGGGCGGCCCGTTGGGGCGCCCGGAAGGGATTTCATGCTCATGGTGTTTAGCCTTTCAGGGGCTCAGGTTCAGCAGCCAGCAGCTGCCGTAGCAGCGCCACCGCCTGCGCATCAGGGTTGACTTGGCCAAGGCCGTCCAGGGTCGTCATGGCTGACTGCACGGTCAGCACGGCGGCATTGCCGCCCATCGGCTCACGGTCCTCCAGCGCCCGGACCTCATCGCGGGTCAGGATGCCGTTGTTGACCATGGCCGTGTAGAAGGCAGCACGCGCCGCACTGTCGCCGCGCAGCAAGCCCTCCACGGCAAACTTGGCGTAGTAGCGCAAGCGCTCAGCGGGGTTGAGTAGGTCCTTGCTGATCGACTGCTCGATGCGGCGCAACCAGGGCGCCAGCGTGAAGACCAGGAAGGCAATCATTTGCTGCTCGATGCCACTGCCCCAGCTGGTCGTCTTTTCGGTATGACCGACCATCCAGGGAGGCACGCGGAACCATCGGCAGATTTCCTCAACACTCCAGCCCCGAGACTCCAGCAGCTGGACATCCTTGGGACTGATACTCAGCGCCTTGGCTTCGATGCCGCCCTCCAGAAGTGGCGTCTTGCCCTGGTCTATCAGACCCATGACGTTCTCGCGGAACTCCTCCCGCTTCTTCTCATTGAGCCACTCCTTGATGGAGTAGTAGAGGTTCTGCAGGGCACCATTGCGAAACGCCCGACTGGCTGCGCGCTCTGCAGCGCCTGCCTGGCCGAACACCGCTGAGCCGTAGTGCACCACGCTGACGCCGTTTTCACCGTCCAGCGAGAAACCAGGCACCGTCCACACCTTGCTGGCTGGAATCAGCCGCTGCCGGTTCCTCTTGTCCCTGTAGCGCCATTCGGTGACGACGTTCCCATCCTTTCGGTTTGGCGCTAGGCGGTCAGGGTCGAGGTACACCAGACCAACCAGGCGGCCGTTGAACTCAAGGCGCTCGGCCCGGCCAGCACCGCGCAGCAGCATGGCGGCCACCATGGCTTCCCAGAAAACGGCCGCCGTCGCATCCGGGTTCGGCATGTCGTGCACGATCAGGTGCAGCGGATGCTGGGGAGCGACACGCTTTCCCTTGCTGTCCTTCTCATAGATGCTGAGTGGCAGCGTGGCAATCGTCTCGGCAATCAGCCGCACGCAGGACCAGACAGCCGAGAGCTGCAGCATCGTGCGCGGGCTGACAGTCATGCCTGTATCGAGATCCACGCCGAAGATGGCCGCCGTGCCTGGTGCGTCGCTGATGCTCACGGACTTGCCCAGCAGCGCATCGACAGCAGCGCGAACGCGGCCATGCCGCCGCTGATGCAGTTGTGATTTCATTGATCGCTCATTTCGTTGTTGGGCTGGAGAAGAAGCCTTCCTCGTCCCCGCTGTCGTCAGGTGCAGCCATGCGCCCAAGGGCCATCACTGCGGCCACGATGCCGTCAATGCGGCCGTTTTCCTTGCTGGCCTTTTTGTTAGGCCGGTAGTTGCCGTTGGTATCGAACAGCAGCGATACATTGCCCGCGCAGTAGCGCAGCACCGGATTACCGCCATGGGCGAGCAGACCGCCATAGACCAGACGCTCAAGCTCTTTGCTACCCGGCCCCATGCCGCCTGTGTTCTGCGGGATGTTGACCATGGGAAGGTCTTCAGCCAGCAGATCGTTGACCAGCTGTTGGGCGTTCCAATCGTCAAAGCCGAGCTGCTCTATCTCGTAGTCCTTGCCGGCCTGCACGACCACGTCATGCACCGCGTCGTAGTCGGTGACGTTGCCGGGCGTCACAGTGAGCCAACCTTCTTCAGCCCACTGCTTGTACGCGGCCTCGTCCTCTTCTTCATGCTCCAGCTTGGACTCTGGAACCCAGAACCACGCCAGGATGTGCACCGTGGTTTCGCCTTCGAGAGGCGGGAACACCAGCACGAACGCAGTCAGGTCGCGCACGCTGGCAAGGTCCAAGCCACCGAAGCAGCGCCGGCCCTTGAGCATTTCGCGATTGAAGGGCTTGCCGCCCTTGTCCCATACCTGGATGTCAAACCAGCCCTCGGCGTTGTTGCACCAGATGTTCAAGTCCTTGGTCAGGAAGTTGGCGCGGGCACCGGGCAGCGCCTTGGCCTTGCGAGCCTGCGTGCGCATGTAGTCCCACATCTTGCTGCGACCCAGACCAGGATTCGCCTTCGGCCAGTTGCGCTCGTCGTAGTAGTCGTCTCCCGCGTCCAGCGTGTAGATGTAGCCGAACATGGAGTCGTCCAGCCGGCGCCCTTCCAGCACGCCCACCAGGTAGGTGCGGATCTCCACGCAGATGCCGTTGAGAATGAACCCTGCCGTGGTGATCGCCGACAGCAGAGGATCTTCCCGTGCACCCAGCGCGGACTCCATCACGTCCCACACCTCGCGCGTGGCCGCAGCGTGCAGCTCGTCATACAGGATGGCGTAAGGGTTCAGACCGTCCAGGTGCTCGGCATTCGCAGGCAGAGGGGCAAAGACATTGCTGTCGCCACACTGCACCTTCTCTTGGTTCAGGCCCTCGAAGACCTTGAAGGAACGTTTCGCGCCAGGACTGCGACGGCACCAGCGTTTGATGTTGTCGAACGCAGGCTTGAACACTGTCATGGCCTGGGCGCGTGTGGTTGCTACCGCATAGACCTCCGCACCACCCTGGCCTGCCATCGAGAACAGGTAAGCGCCTTGCGGCCCCTTCCAGGTGCTCTTGCCATTCTTGCGCGCCACCTCCTCATAGGCCCGCGTGAACCTGCGCAGCAGAGATCCCGCGCGCCGCCAGCCGTACAGCACAGCCGTCCAGAACTTCTGCCATGGGTCCAGCAGGATAGGCTTGCCCGCCAGTGGCCCCTTGATGTGAACAAAGAATTTCTCGATGTACTGGATGGCATGCCACCCGAAGTCAGGCCGAAACACCAGTCCACGCGCGCCCGCCTCTTTCAGGTCACGGTAGTGCCGCAGCACAGCCAGGTAGGTGTATTTGCCGGTCGCAATTTCATTGCGTAGGACCGGCAAGCCATAGTCCACGTCCCACTGCTGCAGCTGCTCCGGGATCAGTGCATCGACTTGTCGCCGGGTAAGTTGGTAGCGTGGCTTACGAGCGCGCCGAACAGATCGTCCTGCTGCACTCCCGGACCCACGTCCTTGCGCACGCGCGCCAGCGACGGGATTGTCAAACATGCCTTGGGTAGCCACTGGCCGAGCTCCATTTTCAAGCGGGCCTCGTCCTTGGCCCAGGGCATCTCTGTCACCCATCCGGTCTTCGAGGTCTGTGTCCTGCCCCTCTCTTCACACAGCGCACAGGCTTTCAGCCAGTTGGCGAAGGTGCGAACAATGACCGCGATGGGAAGTCCTGCGGTCAGGTGCTCGATGCCGGCACGGCGGAGCGACTCGCAGATGTACTCATAAAGCTGCTGCTCGTCCTCGCTGAGCCTGATCAGCTCCGGCGCAGCAGGAGATTCGATTTTTCCTGGCTGGCCAGCCACGAACCCAGCACCTACAGCTGGGGGCTGGACCGCGAACTCGTCAGCGTTATCTGCCATGACTACTCCACTAAACCCCCGGGGGGTAGTTATTGATTCCCATAAAAGTTCGGCTGGGGGCTCGGTTTCCGGTCGGCCTGGGTCAGACTTTTTTCACCCCCCTCCCCCTGCCCGTGTTTTCAAATGAGAATCCCTCTCATTCGCCTCGATATCCGGCCCATGACCGTTTGACGCCGCGTGCCCGCTCGGCCTTGGACTTGATGTCGTGGCAGTCGTCACATAGGGGCTGCACGTTGTCCTCGGTGTCGGTGCCGCCCTCTTCGAGCGACTGGATGTGGTCGCGCTGGGTTGCCAGCTTGACCACACCTTTGCCCCGACACTCGCGGCACAGCGGCTCGCGTGCGAACAGCTCGGCACGCAGACGTTGCAGCGGCCTGCCCGTGATGCGCTTTGCAGCATTGGGCTTCTTCACCCAGGACTGCTTCGGGTGCTTTGCACATCGGCCCGTGCCATCGCGGACCAACACGCCACAGCCAGGATGTGAGCAGGGACGCGGGGCAGCTGATGGCATGTGGATCTCTCCAGGGTCAAGGCAAAAGAAAACCCCGCACAGCGCAAACTGGCGGGGTTTCCGGGCAAGGACTCAGCGGTTAGGGGCACTGAGCACTAGCTTGCCGCAAATGTACTGCAACTCTCTATGTGGAAAAACTCCCCTGCTGCTGCGCGTGGGGCCGTTTCCGCTCTTTCTCTTGGGCCAAGGCCACGAACCAGGCATCAATGGCACGGTCTGCAGCATCCAGCTGCGCATGCACTGTTGACGGAGCGCGGCCAATCTGGCGGGCGGTGCCCGTCACACCCAGGTCTAGGACATAGATGCAGTGCAGCGTCTGATACAGATGGGACTTGCCACCCTTCAACGACTCCACCGCCTTGTCCGTCTCTTCGGCTTCCAGGTGCAGCACTGGCATGACGGACTCGCGGTTCTTCTGCGGTTGCTCCACGCTGGCGCCCCACAGGGCCAGGATGTTCTGCGACGGAAAGCCCAGTCCATTGTTGTCACGCCGTGCCCGCCACAGCGCCCAGTTGTCCAGGCGGCGCTTGATGTGCTCGATCCGCGCCATGGTCAGGAGCCCCCCAGATCACCGTGGCCGGCGATCATGCACACGTGTGCACAACCGAATCGGGACATCAGGCGCGATACCTCAACCGCTCGCTTGAACTGTGTGAACGGTGCACCCGCCACATGCCCAGCCTCGCAGGCCCAGAACTGATCGGGCAGGCCAATCAAGCCCAAGCGCACGATGCGCCACACATTCGAGTCCTTCTCTGCATACCGGCAAATGGTCTTGTAAACCTCGGGCATCGAATTCTTGATGCGCTGCTGCCCCTGCTCAATCAACCACTTCTCATGATCAGACCACTGGCCCTGACCACCCACTTTGACTGATGCCCTAACATCTTTGTTCATCTGTTCACCCTGTTCAGTTAATTGATAAGAGGGAATTGCGGATTTGCCCGAGCGCACGCGCGCCTGTGCCTATGCGCCCCGGCATGCGCTTGTCTCAGTCATCCAGGGTGAACAGTCATCAACTAGGCAATGCAGCAGCTTCAACCCCAAAAGAGAGGGGTAGTGATTGCTATATGGCACTAGGCAAACGCCTGAACAGCCTGAACAACTGAACAGAATCAACTCATAGGCGCATGGCAGCCCATCCCCGCCACTGCACCGCAGGCCGGGTGCACCATCGCCCAGGCCACCACGTGGACGCGAATCTCGCCTCCAGCCACGTGGGCAGTGCAGCGCGATTCAGGCGCTGCCACCATGTCAATAGAAAAGGGGTTAGAACGGCTCATCGTCTCCGTCCATAGGCCCATAGCCGCCGCCACCCGCTGCGCCAATGCCAGCAGGTAGAGGTGGGGCCTCAAAGGTGGTTGTTGCGCTGCCAGGCGCGGCTTCTGGCGAAGCAGTCACGTCCGATTGCTGCGTCCATGACGCAGATGCGGAGTCCTCTTCTGCCGGCGGCCACACATCGGGCCGGAAGTACACACCCGACTCCAACTGGCCGTTGACGCGCTGGCGGCCTTTGAACTGCCAGCCATTGCTTTCAAGCCAGGCCTCGATCTGCCCCTTCAGGACAGAGGTAGCCTTGCCAATGTCAACGCCCAAGGCCTTGATCAAGGTGTTGATGGCGATACGTTCGGCATCGCTGTTGATGAATCGCGCATCTGCAGTGGCAGGACGGGTCAGCAGCTTAAACAGCTCGGCATCGACGGCAGACTCTTGCTGACGGCTTTCCTGCATAGGCACAAACAGGCGCTCTTCTTCCTCTTCGGTCGGCGTGTAGCGAACGCCTCCCTGCTGATACAGCGCATAGGCCTCGGCCATCAGCTGGTCACGCCACTTCTCAATCCATTCGGTCTTGATCTTGTGGCGCACCGGCACAGGCCAGAAGCGCCGATTACCCGTGCGGTCGCGCAGATACTTCTTATCGTTGGTCGATCCCACCAGCACACACTGCCGCGGGAACTCCTGCGCCTGGTCGCCATAGGCCACCCGGTAGTTGTCCACCATCGACGACACAAAGGCCTTGATGTCATTCACGTCCGCCTTGGAGAAGCTGGACATTTCCTGGATCTCATACAGCCACTTGCCGCGCACCTGTTCATAGGCTTCCTTGCCCCTGCTCAGGTCAAACTTGGTGTCACTGAACCATTCAGGCCGGCCCGCCAGCAAGCGTCCCAGCGTGGACTTGCGCAGGCCGCCCTTGCCCTCTAGCACTGGCATATAGTCAAACTTGCAGCCGGGCTCCATCACCCGCCACACCATGCCCATCACCCAGTAGCGGCCAACAAGCGCCAGGTATTCGTCCATCGGCGCCTTCAGCGTCTCGGGAGACTCACCCAACACATGGATCAGCCACTTGTCCAGGCGCGGCTTGCCGTCCCACTCCAGGCCAGCCAGCCATTCACGCACCGGGTGATAGCGCTCCGTATAGGCCACCGTGGCAATGCCGTCCTTGATGTTCTGCGTAGAGACATCGCCCACGCGATACACATCATTCAGATACATGCCCAGCAGCAAAGTGCTATCGGCCTCAAGCCCGCCCGTCTTGGCATGCGGCCATGGCCATGCCTTGCGCACACTGGTGCTCTTGCTCAGCTCATTGAATGCAACGCAGCCCTTGAGCTTGGGATCGTTCTGCAAGGCCGCCACCACCAGGCTGCGGCGCAGATCCCAGCGGTACTTCTTGCGGTCGTAGAACTGCCACAGCCAGTCCAGGTCGTCAGGGTCACCCGAGGGCGGACTAGACCCGCCGCCGTCCGTGCCAACGGGGGAATCGCGTTTTGGGGGCTTACCGCCGCTGCCAGCAGCTGCCGCAGGGGCATCAGCCTGAGCAGGCGCGTCTGCAGACGCATCAACGGCAGGCAAAGGCTGCGCGCGGCCGAAGAAGGCCAGCACTTCCTCACCCGTCCAGCCTTCATCCTTGATGGCGTCCTTGCAGTCCCACCCGCTGGGCTTCTCGCCTGGCGCAGGAATGGGCAAAAGATGCACCGCGCAGCCATGTTCAGCCTGCAGATGCGCGCCAATGCCCAGCATCGCTCCCATGCTGGGCTGCCTCTTCTCAGGAAGGATCGGCTTGGTGGCCTGCAGCGCCGCCTTTGCTTCTGCGTCATCCTTTACGGTAGCCAACTCAGCCTTGGTCAACTTTTCCCGATGACCATCGCAGTCTGGCCACAGCAGCACCGTAGCCCCGGCGAGCCAATCCCAGCCCGACTTCTTCCAGGCATTGCTGCCGCCGGGCCAACTAGCCACGCAATAAATTCCAGGTGCGACCGTATCCAGCAAGAGCTGCAGCACATCTGCTTTGAGTTCCCCCTCAACCAGAATGACCGTGCGCCCATTGGGCAGCGCGTGGCTGGGGAAATACAGCGGCCGAGGTTCGGCCCAGGTCTTCCACTTCCAGGCCCGGCTGTTATCACGTGCGCTCTGACAGAAGGTATAAGGAAGCGTGATCTTGTCGCCGGTGCTCTTGCGATAGCGCATCACATAGCCATGCAACTCGTCACCCACACGGTACTCTGCCGTGTGCTGCAGGTCTTCCGGCTTGCGGTCGTAATGCGCAAAGGTCGGCTGCTGGGCGTTATCGGGCACTGGGCGCAACGTGCTCCACTGCTCTTGTTCACGGGTTGCATCGGGCTTGGGTGCAGGGGCCGGACGGGGGGTTGTGGCAGGCACCACAGGTGCGCCGCTGGCCTGCTTCACCAGCCCTGCCACGCTCTCCAGCCCCTCTTCTCGCGCCAGTTGCACTGCGGCCTTGGCCATGCTCAAGTCATGAATAGCCGCATACAGGCTGAGCAAGTCATGGCCCTCTTCACCGGTGGCAAAGTCTTTCCACTTACCGGTCTTGATATTGATGCTGCAGCTATTCCCGGCCTCACCAGCCAGGCTGCCGCACACCCACTCATTACGCTCACGACGCCCGTGCTCCAACCATTTAAGCAGCAACGTCTCAGCCATTGGCAACAGCGCTGCTGCCAAAGCACCAAACTGAATGGGTGGCAAAGGTTCACGGTGCTGGTTCATGCAGCACCCCCTTGCCATCCCTGATAGAACATCGACACGCCGGCGTCCCTAACACCAGCGACGTGCACTACAACCATCCCTTACCCCCAGAGCTGCATGGCCTGTGACAGGCCGACGAAATCCGCCTCATTGGCGGCATTAACTTGATGTGGCAGTGCGTACTCGGCTGCCGGTCGATTACGTCCAGGCACCTTGCGCTGCCCACAAATCACAAGACGGCCATAGCGCTTCATCTTTGGCACCAAAGTGCGAGCTGCATCCAGGCCCACCTGCGCCTGTGCTGCGATCTCACGCAACGTTGCACCGCGCCCTGCAGCCGCCAGATGCTCAACGGCCTGCAGCAAGGCCAGGCTGATTTCTCCTGCGGGTCTCATGGCTGCACCTCCAGGCCCGCAGCACGGCGGGCATTGCGCACAGTGCGATACAGCAGCTCGATCTCTGCCATGGCCTGCTGCTCGATAGCCTCAGCCTCGGACTTCGAGATCCGCTTGTCGTCAGTGGCTTTCATGACCAGCTCAGTCAACTGGCCGCCCTGCACGTTCAACTGCAGCGCCTTTTCGCGGATGGCCGATGCCTCGCATGCCCAACCGCCAGCAGGAGGCGGAGGGAGTTCCATCGTGACCAAGCCGAACTGGCTATTCAGCGCCTTGAGCCAGTCTCTCCAACCAGGCTCACGGATTTCCTGCATCCATTCGGTCAGCAGCTCGGCCATCTCCATGGTCAGGCTCTCTCCATCAGCAGCACGCAGCCGGCGGCGAAGATCTTCACGATGGATTGACTTCTCACGCCTGTCAGTAAGGTATGCAGCTGCAGCCGCGACGCCGCCATTGGCCTTGCGCACCGAGTTGTAGAAAACATCGCGCCAGTCGATGCTGGAGTAACGCCGCGTCATTGGCCTTCCCCTTGAATGGCTGAGATTTCAGCGTTGATCAGGGAAATGCCGCCAGCGACACTGCCCCCATGAATAAAGAAGCCCACCGCCCGCAGCACAACAAGCCGCACACACCTGCCCGCGTGTGCAGCACCTTGATAGAGCGAAGAGACAAGACGCCCGGCAGCTGTACAGCTCCGATCTGGGCGGTGGGTGAAAGTCAGGCCGTCAGCCATGGGCCGACTCCTGCGAAGAACACTGTTGGCCGTTGGCTTCAGCCACCTGCTCCATGTCACGCGCATGGAAGTGATCAAGCAGCGGCTGGATCGTGTTCACGCGCGGATCTGGCCGGCCGCCATAGAAGAATTTGCGAATGAAGCTCACCTTGACCCCTGTATCAAGGGCCAGCTGCTCAAAGCCAGCCGTACCGACTTCGGTCAGCTTTTGATGGAGATATTCAGTGATTGGGACGTTCATTAATAAACCCATAGACCGATTTCGGTATGAGTATGCCATACCGATATCGGTACAACAAGGTCAAACAATGTTTGACATGAACAAACCAGCCAATCAGACACTTGTGGACAACGTGGCCTTGCTCATCAAAGGCAAAGCGATTGGACGCCTGCGTGATGAGATGAAGGCTGCAGGCTATGCAATCGGACAGGGAACGCTTGCTCGAATCATTGCGGGCGATACAGGCGTTCGCATGGAGTCAATCCAAAAATTCGCTGACTTCTTTCAGATCAGCACTGGTTCACTACTCCATGAGCCCATCGAAGAAGGCGAGAACGATTTTGTTCCCGTGGCCCGCCTCAGCGTCCAGGTCGGCGCTGGCAACGGCCGGCCAGTTGATGTGGTGACAGAGCTAGGCCTTCTCCAGTTCCGTAGAGACTTTCTACGATCAGCTGGAGTCAGCCCCATAAATTCCGCCGTTGTCACTGTTAAGGGAATGAGCATGGAACCGACCATCCGCGACGGCTCCGTGCTGCTACTAAACCGCGCCGACCGCGAACCACGTGCAGGACAAATCTATGCATTTTCTTGGGATGGAGAAATGCTAGTGAAACGATTCCAGCTTGTTGGAGGCCAGTGGCGCGCGGTCTCGGACAACGCTGACAAGAGCGAGTACCCAGACATCATCATTGATGGCAAGGCTGAAACCCTCATCCAGGGCAGAGCGATTTGGGTAGGCTCAAAACTCTGATCCAATTACCACCAGCAAGGGCCGCAAGGCCCTTTTTTGTTGCCTTTGTACCGAAGCACATGCTGACACACAAAATAAATGTCGCATTCGTACCGATTTCGGTATTGATCTTTCATACCGATATCGGTACATTCCAAACCATCGCAGCAATGTGATGGGCTCCACGGCATCGACCGGGCCAGCCCTGGTCGTTAACAACCTGCTGAGCACATACGGCACCCCTTGGTGCCTTGCCCTGCACCACGCAGGGCAAACCTAAGCGCATTGCTGCCCACGCCAATGCGCTTAGGTTTGTGCCGCGCCCGTGGTTCTTCTCCTCCCTCCCTCTCTTACTTGCCACGGGCTATGCGGCCTTTTATTGCACCCAATAAAAAACCCGCCGAAGCGGGTTGCATGGGTTAGCTCTTTGGTATCGCCAGCCAGTCAGCGTCTGGCGACTCACCATCTGGTCGCTTGATCCACACGATCTTCAAACGGTCCAGCAGGTCGTCCGTTGCCCATGCAGGCAGGGGGCGCCATTCCGAGTCCGGCTGGTGCGCTTTGCGGTCAAACGCAGCCTCATGCGCAGTGTTCGCCAACGCAAATTGCACCAGCTCTTCAGAAGCCAGCTCAGTGATGAGCCGGTGATTGTTCGTGTAAGCAGCTGCTCGCTTCGATTGCGGATCAATCAGCAACGAGTACGGCAGCTTTGATTTTTCTGTAATGGAGATAGCCATGGCAAGAGTCTTTCATATCGTCGGTGGTCAAGGCAGTGGCAAGTCTATGCAAGCCAAGGCTTTGAGCAAGTATTTCGAGGCGCAAGGCCTGCAATGCGCTGGAGTTGATGACCCCAAAAGCGAGTTCATCACAGACCGCGCCGAAGCCCTCACGCAATGGCCGAATGCGGATGTGATCTTTATCGAACACGCACCAGGCAAGCCCTTCCCGACCGAGCCAGGAGACACCATCATCAATCTAGAAGTGGTCCGGTCTCCTCGCTAGTTCCAGACTACTCATTAGCCACTGTATGTGCTCAGCAGGACCAGCCCGCCCCGACCAGGCGGGCTTTTTCTTGCCCAAGGAGCAGAGGATGAGCACCACACAAGCCTGTGCACACGTGTGCACAGTCAACCAGAAAAGATTGATCCCGGTCACAGGATTCGTGGGATTTGCAAATGCAGAAGCCGGAGAGCGCCGCTTCTGGGTTGTCGATCCCCGCCCACCGTCCGACATCCCGCCGCCGAATGCATTGCAGCTTGATGAGGTGCTTCTGCCTGAAACATCTCCGGTATCCGCGCCTAGATTTGTTCCCAGGGACAACTGCCAACTGTCGTATCTGCATAGCGGAGGCTTGGTATGCATAGATCGGCATCGCGCGGCATACGAGCTAGAACACTGCCCTGAGCGAGCCGGCAAATGGGTCGCTCTGCTGGAGCGTGCTGACGAAGCAGGCCGCATATGGAAGCGCACAGCCTTGTGCGTAATGGACGACCACGGCTGGCTGGTGGAGGTGCCCGAATGCTGACCCGCTACATCGTCACCAGCGGCGGCAAGCGCCGCACCACCCTTGCGACCGGCAGCTGCGACGCCATCGCTCGCGCTATGGCCCGTTTCGGCAACGCCCACCCCATCAGCGCACGGAGGGCTGCAGCATGAGCGCAGCACACCTAACCAATCAAAAACTGATGCAGCTGCTGGGCCTTCAAGGTCTGCTCATCACCAGCCTGGACATCGCTTGTCGGATCGGTGAACTCCCACGTGTAACCGCCGCCATCATTCCGCGCGGCACGCCCGAACGGCATGAAGTGGCGCAGTTCCGATTGATCGGCATTGACTACGCCGAAGGCGCTCAGCCCGGCATCGATGAAAGCCAGCCCTTCGATCTGGACGCCATGTGCGAGGCAGCCAAGCAACGCATCCAAGCACAGATCGAACAGAGCGCGGACATGCACCTTTGCGAGATGACCGCGCTCGACGATGACTCTCGCCGCTTCGGGCTGGCCGGCTTTGCAGAAGGCGGATATGTAGCTACCCCCAGTAGTTCCGTTGAGGCATGCATTCGCTCCCTCAACTCCGGCGGGCACCTAGCTGCGGCATTCGAGCGCACCTACGGCCTGCAAAGAAGGGAACCGTGATGCCCAACGCATTGACCGAAACCCAGATCGAACTGAGCGGCGTGCTGTTGCAGGACGCCGAGGTCCGCACCCGCCCCATGGGCGACGACAACACCGCCATGCCAGTGCTCTGCCTGGTCATGCAGACAGACGGCAGCTGCACCGCCCCTGTGCGCGCCGAGCAGGTCTACCCCGCCGCAATGCGTGGCGATGCAGACCGCGCCGCCAAGAGCATGAAAAAAGGCATGCGCGTCACGGTCTGGGCACCCATCGCCCAGCTGCGCACCACGCTGGGCATGTCCAGCCGCATCCAAGTCCACGGCCGTGCCACGAAGGCCAATGCAACCCCACCCAAGGAGGCAACACATGCCCATGCTTGACCCCATCATCGTCGCCCTGACTGGACCCGCCGGCGCGGGCAAGGACACCGTAGCCGACTACCTAGCTGGACACCACGGCTACACAAAGCTGGCCTTTGCCGATGCGCTGCGCGATGAAATTGGCCGTGCCTTTGACGTGTCGATCCAGCTGCTCATCCAGCGCGAGACCAAAGAGCACCCCATGTCAGCACTGGCCCTACGCCGCTGCATAGACAACGAGTTTGTGAATCGGATCTGGGTCCATCTCGACAAACTGGACCTGAGCGCGCCCCGCAGCCCGCGCCAGATCATGCAATGGTGGGGCACCGAATACCGCCGCGCCAACGATCCGCATTACTGGCTCGATGCCTTCACGACGCGATTCGTCAGGGCGCACCGAGACGGCCAGAACCGCTTTGTGGTGACTGATGTACGCAATGCCAACGAGGCCGAGCTGTTGCGCGAGCTGTGCGCCAGCCTGTGGCAGATCACCCGCCCCGGCTTTGCCCCCCAGCCAGGCTCTCACAGCAGCGAAACCACCGGCGCTGAGTTCGCCCCCGACTACCAGCTGGTCAACAACCACAGCATCACCCACCTGCACAAGCAGGCGTATGCGCTGCTGGCCAAGCTCGGCAAAGCCCAGGAGGCAGCATGACCACAGCACCACAAACACAGCACGCCGAAGCATCCCACTCGCGCGAAATGCATTTCTTCCTTGCTGGCTGGAATGGAGCCGTCCTGAATGTTGATGCGACAGAGCATTTCCAAAGAGCCCAAGCTAGCGCGCCAAAGCGCACAGCTGCCCGGACAGCAGGCGCGCACACAGGTTACGTGCTCGCAGATCAGGCCTACAGCGTGCTGCGGCTTCACGAAGACCTGCAAGACGTGTGGCGCGAGGCCAATGCGGTTGACACGGCCATTGGCCGGCCTGACGCGCTGATGAAGAAGCTGACTCGCATTTGTGACGCTGTGGCCAATGCCGCCAATGGATATCTGCCAGCGCTGACACCAGCAGCTCGCGATGTGCTTTCCGAACGCCACCGCCAGATCAACGCCGAGGGCTGGACGCCTGAGCATGACGATGCTTACAACCGTGGCGTTCTGGCTGAGGCCGGAGGCATTTACGCGCTGCACGCCTTCGACCCGCGCCGTTTTAAGGAAGTACCTGAGGGATGGCCTTGGGATGACGCATGGTGGAAGCCGTCCGAAAGCTCGCGTCGCAATCTCGAAAAAGCTGCCGCGCTGATCTTGGCCGAAATCGAACGCATCGACCGAGCTATTGAAGAAGCCAAGGGAGGTGCAGCATGACCGACACCCAAGACACTGTCACCCAGGCCCTGCCCACGCCAGGCGCTGGCGAGCGCATGGACCATGTGGCAATCGTCAGCATTGCCCGCAGCCTGACCAACCCGCGCAAGCACTTCGACCCGGCCAAGCTGCAGGAGCTGGCAGACAGCATCGCGGCCAGTGGCGTGCATCAGCCCATCTTGCTGCGACCGCTGCCCCCGCATCGCCTGGAAGATACGCACCGCGAAGCCCGCGCACTCAAGCAGCCGGCGCCCGAGTATGAGCTGGTGGCCGGCGAGCGCCGCTGGCGTGCCTGCCAACTAGCCAAGGTTGCGCAGATCCCGGCCATGATTCGCCCGATGACGGACGAGCAGGCCCTGGAAGCCCAGGTCATTGAGAACCTGCAGCGCGAGGATGTGACCGAGCTCGAGGAGGCCGAGGGCTATGAGTCGCTGATGAAGCACAGCAAGCTCAACGCTGATCAAGTCGGCGCAAAAATCGGAAAGAGCCGGGGCTATGTCTACAGCCGACTGAAGCTGCTGGACCTGTGCCAGCAGGCACGCGAGGCATTGCGCGAAGGAAAGATTGATTTCAGCCGCGCTCTGCTGGCTGCGCGCATTCCCAATGAGCAGCTACAGATCAAAGCCGTTGACTTCATGACCCATGAAGACTGGCAAGGCGATCTGCCCGGCTACCGCGAATGCGCCAAGCATGTGCAAAAAGAGTTCATGCTGCGCCTGGACACCGCCCGATTCAAGATCGCTGACGCCAGCCTTGTTCCCGCAGCCGGCAGCTGCTTGGACTGCAAAAAGCGGACAGGCGCGGAGCCAGAACTATTCAGCGATATCGACAGTGCAGACGTGTGCACAGACCCCAAGTGCTTTCACGAAAAGTCAGACGCACAGACCACGCTGCTGGTACGCGAAGCCCAGGACAAGGGACACAACGTCATCACCGGCCCGGAAGCTGCAGAGCTGGCCATGGATCACTGGGGCAACACAAAGCTAAAGGGCTATCGCCGCCTAGATTCCGCTGAAGACAGCCCAACCAACGAGCCTCTGCGCAAGATCATTGGCGCGCAGATGGAAGCCGAAGGCATCCAGCCCACCAAGATTGAGCACCCGCGCAAAAAGGGCGAGCTAATCGACGTGCTGCCCAATGAAACCGTGTTGCGTCTACTCAAGATCGTGGACAACCAGGCCCAGGCATCCAAGGAGGTGGCCAAGGAAGTCCGCGCCTTCGCTGACGACAAAAAGGCCAAGGCGAAAGCCAAAGCCGAAGCCAAATTTGAACGTGCTTGGCGCGATGGCTTGATTGATCGCACCTGGACTGAAATCACCAGCAACACGGGCGTGAGGTTCACCACCGATCTGCACCGCTATCTGATGCTGCGCACTGTCCGAAGCCTGTCCAGCGACGATGCTGCGGCCGTGGCCGATGTGCTGGGTCTGGACCGCGTCGGCGCACACAACGCATTGATTCAGCACGCAAAGGAAACAAGCGCCCCGGACCAGCTGCACATGCTCTGCATCATGCAGACAGACAGCCGCGTGAATGACCATAGCTATGGCGACCGCATTGCTAACGAAGGGCTGATGCTGGTATCTGGCGGGGTGTTGAAGGACCAGCTGCAGACAGTCATCAAGGAAGTCAAAGCAGCAGCAGAGGATGAGCACCTACCCAAGCCTGAACCCGCCAAATCTGCCGCCCCGAAGGCCGATCTACCCCAACACCCCGCTGCGCGCGCTGGCGGTGATGGCGGGCAAGGCAAGGCCAAAAAAGGTAAGAAGCCCGCTGCGCAGGCCAGCGAAAAGCCGAAAACCAGCGCTGCGCATGCATCTGCCCAGATCGCTGAGGCGTTGCAGGAGTTGGAAGGATCAGGCGCGGCCGCAGCCGCGCAGGGCATCGAGGGGGCGCCTGTGGCTGTCGCCCAGGCACCCATATCAGGCGCTAAAGCGCAAGGCGACAAAGCAGCCCCTGTAGCCGCCAAGGCGGCTCATGGTCTGCCGCCCTCCCCCGAGATCGAGGACGACTTTGAGTACCCGAGCGATGGCGCACAGCAGCCTGCTGACACGCAGGCTGCGGCCGCTAACGGTGTTCAAGGCAATGCAGACGCGAAGACAGGGGCAACACTGGCAATTGGCTCACGTGTGCAAGTCAATGAATCAGCCACCGGCAAAAAGCAAAAGCCCTGGATTGGCTATAGCGGAACCATCGCCGCACAGCTCGGCCCCGAAGCGTGGGACGTAGACATCGAGCGTGCCCCGCGCTGCAAGCCCCTGCGCGTCTGCTTTCATAAGTCTGAGCTGGAGGTCTCGGAATGACTACCGAAGAGAAGGCCTGCATCGAATGCAATGAGCTATGGCCAAACGATGCGGAGTTCTTCCATCGCGGTCGTGGCAACGTCAACCTGCTCAACGTGTGCCACGCCTGCTACCAGGAGCGCTACCACACGCCTTCGCGCCGCAGCAAGAAGCTCCTGGCCATGCCTGTTGAGTGCTCTGCTGCAGTAGCCCTGCAAAGAGTTTTTCACAACCTGGTCAACACCAGCCAACAACAAGAAAGAAAGCGAGCCTGATCATGGCCACCATCGCATTCAACTGCACTCCCGCCGCGCTGGACAAAGAAATGGCTGCGGCCTACTGCTCGGTAGGCATCACCATGTTTGAGCAAATGGTCCAGGATGGAACTGCTCCGAAAGCCCGCCGTTTCCCCGGTCGCCGCCGCGTTGCGTGGCTGCGCTCAGAGCTCGATGCCTGGCTTGCAGGTCTGCCTCTGTCTGACCTGCTGCCGCCAGATAACACTGGAGCAAGGAAGCCGCGCGGAACAAAGAGTTAGTGCACCAAGAGTGCACGGTGTCGCACTCACACATGAAAACGCCTCATTAAGGCTGAGGGCATTTTCAATCAACACCACCTTGAAGTTCTTACCCCTAGTCAGGCTGAGCAGTGAAATGTGCTATCGCCCTGAGAATCAGTGCCTGCAGCGCCTCCGAGTGCTGCTGATAGTCAGCTGAAAGACGGAAGGCCGTATAACAAATGTTTCTCGCATCACTTACATCCGTCGCAAGCCCAAGTTCGGCCATTTTTCTGAAGAGCGTATGGTGGTCATCATGTTGAAGAGATGCCTCCAAAGCTTCGTGTGGGGCTGTCGCCAAGTAAGCACGAACTAGAAATTTCTCCGGCTTATCAAAAGGATAGATAAAGTCTGCAAACTCTTGTTGGTTTTGATGATAGAAGGAGAACCGAGCGTCGTGCCTGTAATCGCCATCAAAAACGGCGCAGTAACCCAGCTTAGCTCGAAGGAAGGGGAAATTTCGCTGATGTCTCACGTAATCATTCTTGACCTGATCCACAGGCCCTGAGGGGATTACATTCACCATACGCTGTATGTGTGACTCTTGAGCCGAGAGTAAAACGAGCTGCTGAGTGATCAGGAACTGAGCAAGATCGTCTTCACAATACAGTTGAACCAGAGGATGTGCTACCGAGTCCATCTTGCTGCTCGCCGCTTGCATTGATATCCCCGGAGAGCATCGCCAAACACCGTTCACAGCCTCTATGAAGCGCCGCGACCTAGCATCGACCGCCGAAAGCGCAGTCGGTGAATGGGTCGTAAAAATCACTTGCTTCTTATCTTGCCACGCAACTACATGAACGATGTCCAAGACCTTCCTCAGAACTGACGGATGAATTCCGGCCTCAATCTCTTCGATCAAAATGAGGCTGTTCTTCGGACTTTCGATCAGATCTTTTAGCAAGTAGATTACAGCTTCCTCTCCAGAAGCAGCGTTGTAGGTTGAATACACCGCTCCAGCTCGCCTTATGACAAAGCAGCGCCGATTCAGATGCCATCCCGCCTCTTCGATTGATGTGACTGGCGTGTCAAATATGTAGGCGAAAGCTTGAGCTATGTCTGGATGCAGAGGTGCGGTCGCGGCTGCATTTGCCTTACGAAACAAAGAGTCCGAGAACGCACGGGCTGGCAGCAAGCGCTCCAAGTCAACTAAACGCACCTCACGCTGTCGGATCTTCGCGTTAACACGATTTGGGTCAGCGCTCTTTTTTCCAAGCCCGCTCCAAGCACGAGAGGTGTGAAGGCGTTTTCCTACCCCCCCGAATGTCTGACCTGCACGCCGCCAACTCATGCTGTATTGGTAGGTTGCGTTGAAGGTTTCATGTGACGTGAAGGAAAGCACGTCGTTCCAGCCATGATCCCGAACGCCGATGCTGGAGGATGTGGCATCTGGACGCTGGAACCGCTCATGACTACATGCCATAAGCAACAATATGCTTGTTTTTCCGGAACGGTTCGCTCCCGCTATTGCAGTAACTGGATGATCGAACTCTAGAGATAGATTTGAAATGTGTCGAAATCGATCGACTTGAATCGATCTTACGAACCAGGTGAAGCTTGACCCGGGGTTCAAAAAGGTCGAAACATCGCATTCTGCAAGATTACGCTTTGCATCTTTTTTGTTTTGGATTTGTAAAGCCACGCCGCCCTCTCTCCTTATCTAGATCTTTTAAGCAAGACTTCGAAAATTACCCTACACGCGCTCTCGTCAAAATTTTTCATGCAGGAAAATTAGATTATGCGTTATCACCACCCGTCCTAAACATCACAAAGACCGCTTGAACGCCAGCTATCGAAGCGACAACTTTTGATGTGCTAGCGTAATTGCGCTATAGGCTCTAGCCTTGCATCTCACCGCAATGGAATTCATTTCAGGACTCACAACCGAAGAACTCACCATAGTTTTCACTTGGCCTGACTTTGCAATTAAAAGAACATCAGCAATGACAGGAAGCTACTGCAGAACAAGCTGCTCCCAATATTCAGCCAGCCTAGCTAGCCACTCCCGCCGCTCTTTGTCATAGCTATGGCGGTTGTAGACTCCGACGATTCCACTGGGCAAGTGCCCCAGCACCGCTTCGGCCACACCGTCCGGGCACCCCAGCATGGCCAGCGTCGTTCGTACCGTTCGGCGCAGGTCGTGTGGTGCCCATGGCTCAATATCCAGCTTCATCTTTCCATTAGCACCCAGTCGGCCGTTGGTTCCTGGCCGGCTGCACCACGCTGCGACACCTAGCACCTTCTGCTCGACATGAGGCAGAGCCGAACCAGGCTGCGAAGGGAAGAGATGGCCAGCCCCATATGCCGCAATACGCCGGCGCACCAGCACCAGGGCACGGCCCACCAAAGGCACACGCAAATCAGTTGCCAAGTCATTGCGAGCCATCTTCAGCTTGCCACGCGGGATGGTCCACCACCAGCCATCCGACTCTTGCGTGACCTCCTGGCCCATCATCTGAACCAGCTCGGAGCCACGGCAGCCCGTCCACAGGTACAGCGTAAATAGATCATCCAGCAGGCTAGACAAGTTCGGCAAAAATCGGATCAGAGCCACAACCTCAGCGCCTTGTAGTGCGCGAAGGTTTACCCCCTGGTGCTCGCCATCGACGATCTTTCCCCGGCTGCGCAGCTTTCCCTTGAGTATCAGCCGCCACCAATTAGGGGTCTCTTCTGAGATCCGGCCTGCATCGAGGGCATAGTCCCAGGCCGCGCCTAGCTCCGTGCGCAAATTGTTGGCCAGGACAGGCGTGCTCGCACCGACCTTCTCCAGCAGCGCAAACGCGTGCGTGCGCTTCACATCCTCTGGCTTCATGGGCAGCAGAAAATCGCTATAGCCCAACATCAGACGCCGCGTCTCCTTCTGCCCTTTGAGCTTTCGGTGCCGTTCCACATGGCCCTGCAGATAGTCCTCGATCAGGCGCTCGACGGTATAGATACCCTGCGCCTCTTGGAGATGGGCCTTGGCCTTGGCCACCGCGCCGGCACGCTTCTTTTCCTTGGCCAAGTCTTCGCCGGCATCACGCCTGGTGCGCAATTCATCCCATACACCCAGCGCCGCAGCGTAGGTCATGGCAGGCCACTGCCCCATGGCCACCTGGCGCATGCGTCCATCGATGGGGCTTTTATATCTGTACGTCCAAGTCTTTCGCGTGGCAGTAGCCACAAGTCGCAGGCCCGGAGCATCATCGACAATAATGTGCTCCCCAGCCGCCAGAGCCTTGGCCTTCTTCGCATCGAACCCCAT